TTTGGCGTGTTGGGTGTCAAGATATGGGGGTGTTTCCGCAGGTCAAAGGGGGTGTGCAACATTTTTGTTTGTTGCAGCCTTATATATAGTAGAGGGGCTTTTTAAAGCCCCGCCCCTCTACCGGCTTGAGGCCTTTCAGGCCGAAAGCTCTTCGCTTCGCTTGGGGCTTCGCTCAGAGCGCCGAGTGTTAGCGAGGTCGCTCACTCACTACATTCGGTTCGCTCCCGATGAAAACTAAAAATTTTTTTAACCTTATGAATACCTAATGACGGGCCAGTCTTATACCTAGAGGAGTTCCTAGTCTTATGCCTAAACAGCAGGACAGTCTCCATCTACGCCTAGCAGCAGGTAAGACTCTTGATTCTAATGAATCTAAGTCCAGGCTGCTTGAGATGATAGCCAAGGGTTTCTCTGTTGAGGATGCTTGTAAGGCTGTTGGCAAGTCTTCTAAGACTTTTTATTATTATACTAAGTCTGACCCAGATTTTGACCGTGAAGTTAAACTTGTCCGCGCCCTTAAAGCCAGGGGTGGTCAGATTTCTGATGCCGATAAGGCTATGACCTTTAAGGACTTCCGTAAAGAGTTTATGAAGTCTGAGACGTTTGCTCATCAGCAGAACGTTATTGACCTTATTGAAAATAATGACCCTTCTTGGTTACATCCTAGTATGCTTTTTGAGCAGGGTGTTAAAAACTATGTGCTGGTAAATATGCCACCGGAGCACGCCAAGTCAATGACAGTGTCAATTGATTATATTACGTATCGTATTTGTGTTGACCCTAATGTGCGTATCAAGGTTGTGTCTAAGACACAGACTATGGCCAAAGAGTTCTTGTATGCTGTGAAACAAAGATTGACTTCTCCCTTCTATGTGGACCTTCAAAGAAGGTTTGCACCGGCTGACGGATTTAAGGCCACTTCTGATAAGTGGACCCAAGACGCAATTTATATTGAACGTGAGTCCGGCGAAAAAGACCCAACTCTTCAAGCACTTGGTATCGGTGGGCAGATTTATGGTGCCCGCGCTGATTTGATTATTCTTGATGACTGTGTGACTTTGTCTAACTCTGGTGAGTATGAGAAACAGATTAGATGGATTCAACAGGAAGTCTTAACACGTATCGGTCCAACAGGTAAGTTGTTGATTGTTGGTACCCGTGTTGACCCTATTGATATGTACCGTGAACTTCGCACTAATGACAGGTACCCTGAAGGTAAGTCTCCTTGGACTTATTTGGCAATGCCTGCGGTTTTGGAGTTTGATGAGAATCCTGAGAATTGGGTTACTTTGTGGCCTAAGTCTGATAGGCCTTGGTCTGGCGACCCTGTGGACCCTGATGCTGACGGCCTCTTCCCTAGATGGGATGGAATTAGACTAAAGCAACGCCGCAGCGTTTTGGATGCTAAAACGTGGGCTATGGTTTATCAACAGCAAGATGTTGAGTCTGAGTCTGTGTTCTCTGCTGAACTTGTTCGTGCCGCAGCGAATGGTATGAGAGGTTGTGGTCCGCTTGTTGCCGGTGCTCCTGGTTATCCTGCTGACACTTCAGGCTTCTACACCGTTTGTGCTATGGACCCTGCTATGTCGGGTGACACCTTTACGGTTGCTATTTCTGGTGACAGGAATACTAAACGTAGGTATCTTCTTGATGCTTCTCGTATGCCTGCACCAACTCCGCAGCGTATCAGGGAAATAATTTTTCAGTGGACGGAACGTTATAAGCCTGCTGTTTGGGTTATTGAGAAGAACGCTTTCCAATTGTTCCTTACCCAAGATGAAGAGATTAACGCTTTTCTACAGTCACGGGGTATACGTCTTGTACAACATTACACGGGCAATAACAAGATGGACCTTGAGTATGGTGTTGCTTCTCTTGGTACTTTGTTTGGCAGTTTTGGTCCAGACGGTAAGCCGGCTAAGAATGCTCTTATTGAGTTTCCGAGGGCCGAGTCTGAAGGCGTTAAAGCACTTATTGAACAATTGATTACTTGGTCTCCTGGTACTAAAAATAAACAGGATGGTCCGATGGCTTTATGGTTTGCTGAAACCCAGTTAAGGGATTATGTGAATCAGCAGGGAAGTTATGGCAAGACTTGGGTTAGAAACCCTTTTGCTACACCAATTGATTTGGCTAAACGCCAGGTGGTGGATTTAGAAGAATATGCACGCAAACAGCGTGCTGTTAATTCAGGATGGTATTAATGGCAAGAGACATACAAGATATTGCTAATACTTACCAACAACTAAAACAACGATACGCAAATCGTGATTCACGTTGGTCGGATGTTTTAGAAGTTCGTAAAGGTAATATCAATAACGTTTTCCCAGGATTGTTCCCAGCGGAATATCCTAAACCTATGGTGGCAAACTTTATTGACGTTGCCGCACGCGACATCGCTGAAGTAATTGCACCACTGCCTGCTATTAACTGTTCAGCAACTAACGCTGTTTCTGACCGTGCACGTACCCGTGCCGACAAGAGAACAATGATTGCTGCTGGCTACCGCGACACTTCACGTTTACAAGTTGAAATGTTTACCGGTGCTGACCGTTACGTAACCTTTGGTGCTCTACCTTTTATTATTGAAGCAGATTACGAAAACAACACCCCACGTATCCGTTTAGATAACCCTTTCAACTCATATCCTGAGTTTGACCGTTTTGGTCGTTTGCTTTCCTACACAAAACTTTACGTTAAAGCCGCACAAGATTTAGTTAACGATTTTCCAGAATACGAATCAGTTATTTTGGGTAAGTTTGAACAACGTGGTTCTATGCGCCCTATCCAACTTGTGCGCTATATGGACAAACACGAAACAATTCTTTTCCTACCAGAACGCGCTAACTATGTTCTACAACGCGCTAAGAATCCTCTTGGTAGATTAAACATTGTTTTCGCTGTTAGACCTGGTGTTGATTCTGATGATGACCAACGTGGACAATTTGATGATATTCTTTGGGTACAAGTCGCACGTGCCCGTTTTGCTACTTTACAACTTGAGGCGGCACAAAAATCTGTTCAAGCACCTTTTGCGCTGCCAGCAGATGTTAACGTCCTTGAAATGGGACCTGACGCAACTATACGTTCCGCATCTCCAGAAAAGATTCGCCGTGTTGATTTAAATGTGCCCCCTGGATTATTCCAAGAATCAGCAATGCTTGACCAAGAAATGCGTATGGGTGCACGTTACCCTGAAGGACGCCAAGGTGTAAGCCAAGGCAGCATTGTTACAGGTCGTGGTGTTGAAGCCCTTATGGGCGGATTTGATACACAAGTTAAAACAGCGCAAGCCGTTTTGGCTGAAGCCTTAAAACAAGTATTTGAAATCTGTTTTGAGATGGATGAAAAACTTTTCGGCAATGTTGAAAAGACTGTGCGCGGCGTAGACGCTGGCGCACCGTATGAAATCACTTATACCCCCAACAAGGATATTGATGGGGATTATACAGTTGATGTCACCTATGGACTGATGGCCGGATTAAACCCCAACCAGGCTTTGGTATTCGGACTCCAAGCGCGCGGAGACCAATTAATTTCCCGCGACTTCCTCCGCCGTCAGATGCCGTGGGAAATAAATGTTACACAAGAAGAACAAAAAATTGAAATTGAAAAACTACGCGACTCTCTTGTTGCAGCAATCAGTGGATACGCTCAAGCAATTCCTTCATTGGCAACACAGGGTCAAGACCCTGGTGAGATTCTTTCACGTATTGCAACAGTTATAGCAGGTAGACAAAAAGGTCAACCTATAGAGCAGGTAATCGCGGAAGCGTTTGCCCCTCAAGCACCGCCACCTTCTGCTGAGGCTGCAGCCCCTGGTATGGAACAACCCGTCCCCGGTTCCGCAGGTGAGGCTCCCTCCGGTGGTGCTTCAGGATTAAGTGCAGCAACTGGTGGTCCACGTGGTGTGGCACCAGGACAAGTAGGACAAGGTGGAAGACCACCGATACAGTATTTGCTGGCCGGGTTAACCGGTTCTGGCAAACCCACACTATCTTCTAGTGTGACAAGAATGGTCCCTGCGGGCTAAAAAGGAAAAAGAATGAAGTCATTTAGTGGCGGCAAGAAGCCAGCAAACCAAGGTTCTGCTGGAAAAGCATACGAACAACCAATTAAAAAATCTGGTGTTCCAAGCATTGCAAAACCAGGTATGTCAAAGATTATGTTCTCTGCACAACCATCTGGTACAAAAGGTGGAAAACCACCAAAGCACGCTGGTAAGTAAACAATTAATTTAAGGACGTATATAAATGGCTAGAGGTGGAATGAGACCAACTGCACCGCAAAACAATCCTATGAATGTTAATGCGCGTGGTGGTAATGGTCAAAGCGGTGACGCTACACAAGCAGCCAAATATGTCCCAGGTCTCCCATACGGAGAGGGGCAAGCACTTATGGAAACACAAGGAGCAGCCCCTTTGGCTGCGGCTCCGAGTATTGAACAATCAGGTATGCCTTCGGGCCTCGCATCAGCCGCAGCCTCACAACCAGTTATCGGTTTAAATGAACCTTCAGCAAGACCAAATGAACCAATAACATCTGGTGCACCATTAGGTCCTGGTCCAGGAACGGAAGCACTTGGTCCAACTGTTTCCCAAAAATTTGATACACAACTAATTGAAGACAACCGTAAACTTTTAAATTATTTACCATCATTAGAATCAATGGCTAATGACCCATCTTCTTCCACAACATTTCGTGGATTTATACAATATTTGAAGAGCATTGCATAATGAGTGAATTTTCTGAGAAATTTGATATGGCACTTCAAACTCTCGGTTATCCTCTAGGAGCCGTTGCTTTTGATTTAGCACGTATTCCTGATTATACCGTTGAAGAGTTTGATGATTTATTATCTTTATTGACTAAAAAGGGTGGCGAATAGTATTGGGTGCTTTAACTGACTGGTTAACGTCAACTAAACCTACCGCTGCTATTGGTGATTTTCTTACACAAAAACTTGCACCTGCTGCATTAGAAATTTTACAACCATTAGAAAAACCTATGGTAGCAGCAGATAAAGCATTTGAAACTGTTGTTAGAGACCCAATTGGTGCTGCAGCATTACAATCAGGATACGCTGCCCGTGGCGAAATTATTTCTCCTAAAGAAATATATAAGGCTACTGACCGCATATCTTACGGTGAAGCAACAGCGTTTAATCTTTCTCAAACCGCTTTACGACCAGTTCGTGGTTTTATTGGTGGAGTTGCTGAAGCAGTTGGTGGTAAAAAGGCTGTTGAAAAAACCTACGATTTTTTACCATTACTTAATCCTGATTATGACATTCTTGATGAAGAACAACGTCAAGCAGCGCAAGAAAGTCCTTTCTACCAATTCATTACTGGTTTAACAGATATTGGTTTAGAAGTTTTTGTTGGCGGTAAAGGTGTTGGTGCTGCTACAAGATTTGCTAAAATTAAAACTGGTTTAGCCAGAGATTTAAAAAAACCTGCAGAAGTTGTTGAACAACTTGAAAAAGAAGCAAGTGATGGTTTAGTTAATATTCAATCACAATTAGACAACGGTATTGCTATTGACAATATAGTTGCCCCTAATGGTATCACTGAAGATGTTTTAAGTACTTTAAAAGCAAAAGACGATTTTGAAATGCTTGCAGTACCTTCAGTCTACAACTCATCCAATCCTTTGTTTTTAAAAGATTTGTTACTTGCTGCTAAAACACCTGCAGAAAAAACAGATATTATTCTTGCTGAATATGGTAGTGTTAATGCTTTAAAACGTTTACAGGCTGAAAGACCTGCTTTTGCTGATAGTATCACTTTATCTAAAGAACCTTTACAATTAGAATTTCCTTTAACTATTGATGAAGCAAGTCAAACTCTTAAAACTCTTGATGATGCAGCAGAATCACAAAGACTTAACAGTGTTCTTCAAGACATTATTAAAAATGACCCACGTTTAACAAATGATTACCAAGGTTGGTATACAACAAAATTATCTGGTGAAGCAAATGTTTTATCTTGGTCTCCAGCCAAATTTAGTTTTATACAAAAGTTACAACAAAATACAACTGGTTGGAAAGTTGATAGATTAATTGGTGCCAAAGGTGGCATTGATGAATCTATTATCGGTGGTGGCGCTGTAAGACCATTTAGAGTATTATCCCTTAATGCTTTAAGATTAAAACCACGCGGTTATTTAGATTACACTTATCCAAATCCTTTAGATTCTATGGAAGAATTAAGTGCTGTTATTTTGTCAAATAAACTTCTTCGTAAAGAAGTTGACATTGATGGTGTTACCACATCAGATTTTCGTAAAGAGCAGATAAGAATTTGGAACTCTGCTGTTAACGAACCACAAAAAGATTTAGCAATTACAACAATTGAGCAAAATATTGCAAAAAGAATGGCTCAAACTATTGCCAAAGAAATGAAACGTACAGAAGTATTAGATACCGCTCAATCTATGGCATTAGTTCAAGCCAAAAGAGATAACATTATTGATAGAGCAAGAAATACTGAAAACGGTTTAGTTGCTGAAGAACTTGGTAGTAAAGAAGTTATTGCTGTTAATGAGACTTTAAAGTTTAAATTAAGAGGTTCTAAACCTATGCTTGATTTAAATCTTCTTGAGCAAGAAATGCGTGCACAATACGGCGCAAGTCTTAGCGCTATGGTTAAAGGTAAACTTCAAAGTATGCCTGCTGTGTTTGATTCTTTTGAACGCGCATTTTCTGCAGCAGTTCTTATCCGCCCAGGTTACATTCCTAAGAACTCTATCTTTGAACCATTTATGCGTTTACTTGGTATAACTCACGCTGTTACATTACCAAGAATGTACCGTGAACGTATTCAAAGTTTTGATGTTTTAGATGATGTTACTGGTGAAGTTGTTTCTAAAAGATTAGATATTATTGGACAAGACACTCCAGGTGGTAATGCTTTAGCAGCGGAATGGGGCGCTGCAGCAAACTTAGCAAACGTAACAAACCCTAGAGCCGCTATTGATGCTAAGGTTAAAAAACTTTCTGAAGTTCTTGTAGACCCTAACAATTCTACTCAAAAAGGTTTAGTTAAAGATTATTGGACAACATATACTGGTAGAGTTTACCAATATAAAAATGATACTGTTGGTCAACGTGTTATGCGTGGAGCAGGTAATAATGAAATTGTTTCTTACCTTAAAAGAGATTTAGATGCCAATGGTAGATTCTCTATAGCCTATCGTCTTATTGAAGAAGATTTAGCAACTAAAGGTTTAACAACTGTAGGTAAACAATTAGGTTTACAAGATTTATCTGATGCTAATCTTTTAAAACTTGTTGAAAGATACAGAAAAGAAATCAATAGTTTAATACCAGATAAAACATTGCAAAAAAGTATTGCTGCAATGGATGAAGTATTTACTGTTAAACTTGCAGAGAAGATGACTAAGGGTATGAAACTTCCTGCTTTAAATGTTGCTACAAATAAACTTCCTGGTTTAGATAGACCTTTTGAAAGATTAAATAAATCAGCACAAGGGTTAATTAATAAAGGTTTTGACATTATTTCTGGTCCTGAAATTCTTTTGTTTCGTAACCAATTTGGTAGATATTATGGTACCCAAATGGTTAAAGCAATGGTTGATGGATATAAGAAACAAGATATTCCAATTACTATGGAATTATGGACTAACACCATTCGTCCTGCTGCACAAGAATACGCTTTAAAACAAGTAAGAGAAACATTCTACTCAATTAGACGTATGAACAATGTTCAATACTATTCACGTTTTCTTCTTGGTTTTCCTACCGCTATGTTTAACTCAGTTAAATTCTGGACAAGACAAGGTTACAACAACCCATACAACTTTGCTTTACTTGAACAACTACGTACCTCACCTTGGGCTGTAGGTATGGTTGTTGATGAAGAAGGTAACAAAATAAGTCCTGAAGAAGCCAGAAAAGGTGGCAAGGCTGCTTACTTAACTATTCCTTTCTTCAACAAACCTGACCAAAGAACCAGAGCATTTACTGTAAAGATGAATGTTGACCAAGTTAACTTTCTTGTTAACGGACCAGCACCTAACTGGATTGGCCAAGCAAGCATCAACACTATAATTCAAACAACACCAAGTCTTGAAACAACATTAAAAGATTTTATGGGCGAAAAAGCCTACAATCGTTTAGTGTTTAGTGGTGTTCCTAGAGGTATTGTTCCAGAGGCTAGAGAACTTCAAGGTAAAAACGCTTTTGAAATTGGTTTAGGTTTTGCAAGCAATGTCATTGAACAAACATTTCTTCCAGGTTCATTTACTTCTGGAATACAAGCCATTAAAACACAAATTGCTGGTAAAGATTTAAAGTTTAGTTCTGATGCTGTAGCATCCAGTCTTTGGTCTATTCATACCGCTAAACGTATTGATTGGGAATTAAACAATCCTGATTTTCCTGAACCACAACTTGACGAATCAATTAAAGATACTGTTAAGTTTATGCAATGGAGATTCCTTACAAGATTTTTAAGCCCTCTAGGTTTAACATTTGAACCTAACACTATTTTTTATCGTGATGAGTTTGATAGATTTGAATTAAACTATGCAAACAATCCTGAACTATTAGCAGATAAACCAGGTATTGCACCATATCAAGCAGCAGCGCAAGATTTCATATCATTATACGGTAATGAGGCTATGCGTGCTTTGGTTTCTGGTACAAAGTTTACTACAAGTATTGCACCTGAACAAGAAGCAGTTCGTAGATTTGATGAATACAAGTGGTTAGAGAAATGGGTCGGAGATGCCCCAGCAAACAGATTACCTATTATTGGTATGGTTGTTAACCCTGTTGTTCCTGGTGAATATTCACCTGCTGCTAGTGCTTATTTAAGAACTCAAACTATTGCTGGTGAACCTCTTGGTACTGGTGTTAAAACTTTTGCTGAACGTGAACGTGAAGCGATAGAAAAAGAAGGTTGGCGTGAATATGACCTTATTATTAAAAAACGTGACGCCGCTTTAGCAGGTAGAAGATTTAAATCTATTACCGCTAAATCTAATAACGATATTCGTTTAGAGTTTATTGCTGATATTAATTTGTTGAACTCTAAGAATCAGGCTTGGGAAGAAGCATTTGGTAACTCAGAGAACACTTTCCCTGAGAGTTTAAATCTTATTAAAACTGCTTTATCTAATGAGCAGTTTGTTAAAGATATTTCTAGAAGTGATGCTGAAAAGAAACTTTGGACTTCTGTTTCTGTTTGGGTTCAAGAAAGAGATAGATTGTTTTCTGAATGGCAAAACTCTAAAGTTGGTAGTTCACAGCGTAAAAGAATTAGACGAGAATATGAAAACCTTATTCTTGCTTTAACTGAAAGCAATACTTATTTTTCTGACTTTGCTAACAGGTATCTTAACGGAGACCCTATGGCTGATATTAGAGAAATCATACAAACTGAAGAAGTGGCGTAGGATATATAGTGGCTAATTTAACATTTATATGGGATGAAGAACTCCAAAGATGGGTTGCTATTGGTGCAACTAAGGCTAGATTTGCTCAAGATGATACTTTGCCTAGACAAGCAGCAGAACTTCCTGGAGTTAATCCTCCATTTGAAAAGAATGGTGAGATATATCTTTCTGTTCCTCAAAGTAAAGAACAAGATTTAGTTAAACTTAATCCTAACTTTGCAAAAGGTCCTAACCCTATTGAGCAACAACTTGGTGCTATTGCAAAACCTATTGCTGCTGGTATTGAGGCGTATGAGAAACGCCGTAAAGAATCTGAAACTGTTCAAGAGTTTCTTGGTATTCCTAAAGAAGGTATTGGTAAAGGGGTAGCCGAAAACGTTAAAAAGATTTTTAGTGGTGTTAAAGGTAAACCTGTTGATATTACTAAACCTCTTCCTGGTGAAAAACCAAAAGAAGTATTTCAAGTTCCAACTGGTGCACCTAGTGCTATTGCTGGTGCTCCAACACCAACTACTGGACCTGGTGTTTTAGGTTCATTTTATGTTCCTTCTGGTACTACTGCAGAACTACCTATTGCTGGTGTTCAATACAATGCTATTAGCCTTGAAGATGAAACAAATCCAGGTCTTTTCACTATTAACAAAAAATCTGGTCAACTTCTTTTACCTCAAACAACTGGTGGTAAATCAGAAGTAGTTGATGCTAACAAATTTGTTAACGTTACTTTGTATAATCTTCCTGAACAAAAAGTTAAACAATATCAAGCCAAATACGGTGTAAGTCAAACTGGTAAGATGAATGCTGGTTTAGCAGGTAAAATATTTGCTGATGCTAAGAAAGCCTCTTACGAAAACTATATTCGTTCTAACCCTGAAGTTACTACAGATAAAACTCAAGTTTCTTGGGAAGATGCAATTATTAATCCAGCATCTGTTGGTGGTACTGCAGGTGGTGACGGTGTTTCCGCTAAGCAAATTAAGTCTTCTAAAGATGCTATAAGAATTTCTGCTAACCAACTTGGTGTTACTCTTGATGATGCCAAGATTAATTCTTTAGCAAATGCCTATGCCAGAGGTGACATTAACGCTACTGTTCTTCCTTACGAAATTGTTCGCCAAGGTGAAATTGATTATACTAAAGGTGCCGCTGGTAATACTTACAATAAACTTCGTAAGTTGGCTTCTGCTTATGGTATCCAATATAATGAAGATTGGTACAAAAATTCTGTAGCAAGTATTTTATCAGGTAAAGAAGCCGAAGATACTTATGATGTTAATATTAAAGAATTGGCTAAATCTAAGTATCCTACTTTGGCTAAACAAATTGATGCTGGTCGTAATGTTCGTGACCTTGCTTCTCCTTATATTGAGTCTATGGCTCAACTTTTAGAAATAGGTTCAGATACCATTACTTTAGATGATTTTTATATTAATCAGGCTTTAACAGGTATAGATGCTGAGGGTACTCCTAAGCAAAAACCGTTGTGGGAATTTCAACAACAATTACGTCAAGACCCTCGTTGGCGTTCAACAAGAAATGCTCAAGAGTCTATGATGTCTGCTTCTCGTAAAGTTCTTCAAGATTTTGGATTGGTGTCCTAAATGGCAACTGACTACAAGAAAAATGCTGCTGAAGCAAAGAAGGCTGTTGCCGATTTACCTAAAGCACAACAGGCTGCTGCTCAAAAGGTTATTGCTCAGGCTGCTAAAACTGGTCAAGGTGTATCTAATAACGAGTTAGCATTCTTAAAGGCTAACGCTTCAAAACTTACTAACACTACTGACCCTAAAGCGTTTCTTGGTTCTCTTGAACAACGTCAAACATTTTTGCAATCTCAACAAACAGGTGCTGGTACAACTTCTGAAATTTCTGCTGAAGAAGCAGCCAGACGTGCAGCGCAAGAAATTGAAGCATCACGTTTAGCAGCACAGCGAACTGATTGGGTTGAATATACAACTCAATTATTTAATAACTATGGTCTTGGTTCTCTTGCCCCTAAGATTACAGAATTTATTCAACAAGGTTTTAGTCCTGATACTGTAACTCTTAAACTTCAAGAAACCCCAGAATATAAACAACGTTTTATTGGTAATGAAAATAGACGTAAAGCAGGTTTACCTGTTTTGAATCCTGCTGAATATCTTTCTGTTGAAGCATCCTATAAAAAGATTCTTAAAGATGCAGAATTGCCTATAGGTTTCTATGACCAACCTGATGATTTTGGTAAATTTATTGGTGCAGATATTGCACCTACTGAACTTCAAGAACGTGTAAGTATTGCTAATCAGTCTTTACAAAATGCTGATAAATTTTATACTGATTCTTTACGTACATATTATGGTTTAAACACTGGCGATATGATTGCTTATACTCTTGACCCTGAGCGAGCATTGCCATTTATTACTCGTCAACAAAAGGCTGCACAGTTTGGTGCTGAAGCAGCACGTCAAGGTATACAAATTGCTGCCCCTATGGCTGAAAGATTCACTGGTCAACTTGGTGTATCTCAAGAACAAGCACGTCAAGGTTTTGAACAAGTAGCACAAGTGTTACCTGTTGCTGAGAGACTTTCACAGATTACTGCTGGTGTTAAACCTGTTGGTTTAGAAGAAACAACTACTGCAGTGTTTGGTGGAGAATCTTCTGCTGATTATAAACAAAGGATTCAACGTCTTGCTGAAATTGAGCAATCAAGATTTGCTGGCCAATCAGGCGTAGGTAGAGGCTCTCTATCACGTGGTATGTCAGGCCAGATTTAAAAAACCTACTAAGCGCACCGGCACTTAGAAGCGTAACCGAAGACCGGTAGTACAAGCCAACACAGATTCCCCTGTTTGTGTATGTGGTGTACGACAACTTAATGAAAGGGAGTGGCTGCAATGGCCAACCAATACGAATACGAAGACGAAACAGAAGAACAAGATAACGGCCCAGCCGAACTTCGCAAAGCATTAAAGAAAGCACAAAAAGAACGTGAAGCCATTGAGGCTGAACTGTCCCAACTGCGTTCAGATATGCGTTCTCGTTCCGTTAAAGATGTATTGGCCTCAAAAGGTGTATCAGATAAACTAGCGAAACTTATTCCTAGTGATGTGAACACACCTGAACAGATTGATGCTTGGTTAAACGAATACAGTGATGTATTCGGTATTCAACAACCTGAGTCTGTTCAACCGTCTGTAGATGAAGAAACCGTAAGAAATAATCAACGTATCAACAATGTGACTTCAACAGCACAAAACCCTTCAGGTGAGCAAACGCAACACCAAAAGGTTATGGCTGCGAAGACCAAAGATGAACTTGACCAACTTCTTTTCGGTCAATCTCTCGGGCGATAAACCGCAACTACTATCAACCTTGAAAGAGGTGAACTAAATTGCCAGAAAATTATACTAGTACTAGCACCGCGTCCCTTGGAACTTCCTTGGTACAGACTGCTTATGACCGCTATGTAGAATTTGCTCTGCGTGCTATGCCACTTATCCGCGATGTTGCAGATAAGCGCCCAGCACAACAAGCAATGCCAGGTTCATCTGTCGTATTCCAATTATACACAGATTTATCTGCAGTAACAGGCACTCTAACTGAAACAACTGACCCAGATTCAGTTGCTTTAGGTAACACAACCAACGTTTCTGTAACTCTTAACGAATACGGTAACGCTGCAATTGCAACACGTAAATTAGAACTGTTCTCATTGTCTGATGTTGACCCAGCAATCGCTGACATCATCGCATTCAATATGGCTGATTCTATTGACAACTTTGCTCAAACCGTTCTTCGCGGTGGAAGCAACGTAATTTACTCAGGTGGTGGCTCAACAACTACTGGTGTTACCGGTGGTGCTGCTTCACAAATCACTTCTGCAAACGTTCGTAGAGCGATTGCTAAATTGCGTGCTAACAAGGCTGTTCCACGTGTTGGTGAATTGTACTGGGTTGGTATACATCCAGAAGTTTCACACGACTTACGTGCTGAAACAGGCGCAGGCGGATGGCGCGAAGCACACGTTTACAACGAATCAGGTGCTGGCAATCTATGGCCAGGGTCTATCGGTGTTTACGAAGGTGCAATGTTCGTAGAATCACCACGTTTGTACAATGCTACAGACGGTGGTTCAAGCGCACGTGTATTCCGTACACTTGTTTGTGGTAAGCAAGCATTGGCTGAAGCCGTTGCTGAAGAACCACACGTAGTGATTGGTCCTGTGACCGATAAGTTAATGCGTTTCCGTCCTATCGGATGGTACGGCGTTCTTGGATTTGCTCGCTACCGTGAAGCAGCCTTGTTCCGCATTGAGTCAACCTCAAGCATCAACAACTCCTAATTCGTTAGGAACAATTGTAGCCCCCGCTTTCGGGTGGGGGTTACACCTTTTAAGGAGAACAATGGCATATTATTTCACACCACCTACTGTTGGTGAAGGTCCCGCCGGTTTAGGTGCATTGTTTTATAGATATAAATTAACTAGGGCTAATAGTATTTTACAAAGAACTGACGGGTCTTATTACAGTATTCGTACACCCAGCGTTGATGAAACACAATCCGCTGCGTATTACTATCCAGGCGGTCACGCCAATTTGATTTCTGAAAGTGAACGTACAAGTTTAATTGCTGCCGGTTACGGCGCCTATATTACAGAGGAATAAATGACACCAGGTAGATATAATATGAAGGTTTATCAAGGCTCAACGTTTAGCCTTGCACCGCAGTGGAAAATTGATGGTGAGTATGTTAATGTTACCGGTTACACTGCCGCTATGGATGTCAAAAACTCTGCTTCTTCTGCAACAAATATTGTTGAACTTAGTTCTGCTAATGGTCGTATCACTGTTGGTACAACTAACGGTAAGTTCACTTTAAATCTTTCTGCAGCAACAACAACAAGTTTGGCTGCAGGTCAATACGTTTACGACTTAGAGGTTACTTCCCCTGCGGGTGTTGTTACTCGTTTGCTTGAGGGTGGCTTCACTGTTTATGAAGGGGTTACTTCTTAAATGGCAACAGTTTTTTCTACAGCAGTTGTTGAAATTCCGGTTACTACCACTGTTCTCAATGTTGAGTCTGTTCAGACTGAGATTGTTGAACTTGGTCTTATTGGCCCGCAAGGTATCACTGGTTCTGTTGGTGTTACTGGCCCTACTGGTGCTTCTGTCACTGGTGCTACTGGTTCTACCGGCAGCACAGGTCCAACTGGTCCTACTGGTTCTCAGGGTGTAACTGGTTCTACTGGCGCAACGGGTGCAAGTGTTACTGGTGCCACAGGTGGTACTGGCTCAACTGGACCTACAGGTTCACAAGGTATTCAAGGTATTACAGGTTCCACTGGAAGTACAGGACCTACAGGTCCTACAGGTGTAACTGGTTCTACTGGTGCTCAAGGTATTCAAGGTGTGACTGGCGCAACTGGCTCAACAGGTGCCACAGGAGCAACTGGCGCTGGTGGGGCTTTAGGCTATTGGGGTTCTTTTTGGTCAACCCAAGACCAAGTAGCGGCAAACACAACAACTGCTTACCCAATTACTTACAATAATACTAATCCAGATTCTAATGGTGTAAGTATTGTTTCTAACTCACGACTTACATTTGCGTATGCAGGTGTTTATGATATTCAATTTTCTGCTCAGGCTGACAGAGTATC